CATCTGGATGCCAGCAAACTCTAGCTTCTCATCGATGAGCAAGATGTCCGCCGCTATGGAATGCTCCAGATACGGACCAAAAATGTAAGGGACATTCACCTTCGCCCAATTGGCGTTGACTGATGATGGAGCACTGTTGGTGTTGGGGCTGAGTGCATCGTAGAAGTCGCCACCAGTCTGACCAGATGATGTGTAATACACCTGATCGCCTACTGAATAGGTAACCGATGACGACCACTTCTCAGCTTTTATAATTGGCGCACGTTGCCGAAACTCTACCCAGTAAGAGTTATTGATTCGGTTAGTGATGATGATCTCATCGTCCTTCTGGCGGAAATCAACATCCAGCCTGTTGACCTTAGCCCTGGGATCACCGTCAGTGACCCGATAAACCTGGCCGATGTTTGTCTTGCCAGTTTGGACGAATGCGATGCTGGGTGTGAAATCTGTAACTAAAGTCCAGTCGGAACTAGTGCCTGGTGCGCCTGTGGTAATGCCTCCAGATGTGTTTCTGTAGTAGGCATCAGTGCCAGAGTGATAAATCTCCGTATTTGATGCATAGGCCCCGTTAGTCCAGGTATCCCTGAAGTATCGTTCCTCAACTACCATCAAGCTGGGCCAAAACTCAGTCTCCCAGATCGTTCGCAGGTTGCGGTTGAATGAGCCGATGAAAATGGGCAATTCATCGTTACTGATTTTGTTATACAATCGACCTGTTAGCTCGACCGCACCCTGGATCACTTTGCTGGCAGTAATAGAACGCATCAGTTTCCGTAGCCCACTTGCAATTTGGTTCCTTTACTGTTCACCCTGACTTCAGGATGCCGCTTGATAACCCAGTTCAAATAGTCCTTATCCTTAACGGACTCGTTTTTGAAAATTTTATTGGCTAGATAGCCACCCAAATCGATTGATGCGACATGCTGCCCGATACCATCGATAGCTCTACGCTCCCGTTGGTTATCTTTGGCAACACGCTTCTGGTTTTTGGTCGCTCGCCACATCTCCATTTTATGCCCCGTTTGGATTTCTTTGATGATATCGTTTCGGAGATTGGATGGGAGGGCTTCCCAGCAGGTCATCATGTCGTCATTCATAACGATTAGGGTAGGGGAGGGACCGCAGCCCCTCCCCCCTTGTCGGGTTTTAGGAGGTGTGCTTGAACGCACCAAATGCGAGAGGATTGAGAACACTCAACCCAGCCACTGCATTGATTTCATAACGGTCACCAGATCCCAGGTCAGGCAGGGATCGGACCGATGGTAGCTGATGGAAACGAAGCTCCAACATATCCATATCGAGGACGTAACCAGTTGCGCGAGAAGTATTTGCGTCGTAGGCAGAGTCTTTTGTTCCAGTAGTTCCATTGGTCCAATCATTTTTGGCCAGGAACAGAGACGGAACCAAAGTCAGCGTCCCGAAGTCACCCTCAAACACATCAACGGTGCTGATGATCTTTTTATCAGATGCATCCTGGTTGAGTGTGCGAATGCGTGTTGCAGCGATATTGCTCGAATCGGTGGTGGTGCTTTCAGTGAAGTTGCGGAATTGCTTCTTCAAGTTAACACCACAAAGCAGAACCAGTTCTTTGGCAACACCAGTCTCTTCGTAGATAGACTGGAGAACATCCTGAACATTGGCTTCAGTCAGGTTTGCTACAGATTCAACTTCTGCCGCAGTCACAATACTGCTTGCAGGAGTGCGGAATGCGGATGGAATATTGGCACTGCTGCTATCGATGTATTTACCCAGGGTTCGAGTCTTGAGAGGACTCGTCGAACTTTCACCAGAGTAAAAATTACCAGAAGTCGCTTCAGGCACATCATCAGCGCACAAACGGACTTCCATATCACGCTTGATGGCTTCCAATTGCTTGCGGATCGAGGTAGCCCGAAGATCAGGAACACCAGCCAGGTTGCTGGCAGATTCAGCCAGACGACCAATCAATGCGGCCCTGCGGAACCACTGCACATTGTTCTGAATGATGGAGTAGTCATCGAGGGTCTTCTCGAATTTGCTCTCAGCATCCAGTTCAGCAGAGTATGCATCAGCAGTTGCGTTATCCTTCGGAGCAAGTTGTTTATCGACAGGATATTCGTAGGTTGTGTTGATGACCCCTTCAGATTTCGGGATCATCGACATCAGTGGGGTTTGTTTGGCATCGATGGCAAATACTGCATCAGCCAAATCACGTTGCGAACCACCCTTGCCGCCACTGGCGAAAGGACCAAACTCGTTTTCGGTAGAAAATAAACCAGCCATAATATTATTCTTTCTAAATTAGCGACGAGTCAAACCAGCGAGGAGTAGCCTATCTAAATCCTTCGCATTACCCGTTTTCATAACTCGTTTTGCTGCTGCTGATATTTCATCGTCCGAAGAAGCCTTTGCAGTGGGAGCCGCATTATTACGGACAGGGGCTTTTGGAGCTTTCCGTTGGCGGGTTTGCTGGACAAGCTCACTTGCCTTTGTTTCCGCCATTAACCCTGTTACGTATCGTGCGATCTCAAGCGATCCTGATGGCACATTAGCCAGGGCAGGGGACGCTTTCATCACTGCTTTGTAATACTCCATCTGCTCACTATCAGGGTCGTTCATCCAGGGGTATTTCTGTTTAGCCACCTGGTCAAACTGGGCCTTGTGTTGCAGTTCAGTTCTGCGTTTCGGGATCTCGAACGAGAGGTTATCTCTGCTATCGTCTATGATTTCATCGAGGAATGACCTCACCAGTGATTCATCACTGTCTGGGTCCATCTCTTTCCCCGCATTTTTAATATTATCAAGGACATCATCTAAATGCCCCTGTGCAATCAACCTCTTCTGCTCCCTAGCAAATTTAATCTTCTCCTTCTCCAGGTTCTCCATTTCGATCAGATCCTTTTCTGATCGGGCGGTGATCTGCGAAGGTGCGGCAGCAGGGGCAGATTTCATCTGCTCCCTCATCTGCTCGATCTCTGCTAGAGCCTCGTCCCTCTCCGCTTCTACTGTTCGCAGTTGCTTCGTAAATCGTTTGATCCGTTTCTGATACCATCCTGGCTCTTCGGAACCATCCGATTCATCGGACTCAGTGTTATCATCAGCCTCATAACTATCCTCCACCGATTCATCCACTGACTCGTCGTTTAACGCTTCAGCATCGGTTTCAGCAACCTCCTCTTGAGGTTGGTCGTCGGGCCTTATTATTGATCCAATCAAATCTGTTAACTGGACCTCCGAATTTTGGGCGGTATTCGTAACCGTTTCGGTTTCACTCATGCGTTTTTATGCCTAGCAAGTTCGGCGCATCGCTTATGCGAAGTGCTTCGACTTTGGGGAATGTAGAGATGAGATCCAACCTGTCTGGTTAGAGTTTTTTGCTATTCGTGCAATTTTGTTAATTTGCACAAAAAAGCCCCTTCGATTGAAGGGGCGAATGTTACTGGCGATAGTGGTTGAGTTGCTCTGCGAACTGATATATCGCCGCTGCCCATCCACAGTCGTATGCTCGCTCAGAATCGGTTTTCCCTGGCGTTATAGCTGTAGCCAATGCTGCCTCGACTGCATTCTCAAGAACCTGGGTGATTGCCTTGTCAGCAGGGGAGCCTTTGATCTGAGCAAAAGCATCTTTGATCTGTTCCTCGTTTAAACTATCCATTGAGTGGTTTGACTCCTGTTTTACCTATCATTGCGTTCTGCTCCTGTTGCACCAGGAACTGTAAGTTCTGAAGGTAGCCCTGCATCAGTTGAACAAACCTTTCATCAGCGTTGTTCTGCAAGGCTTCCTGGTATTTCGGATTGCCCTGGATGATCTGTTGAGCAAATTGCAGTTTAGTGCCTGCGGCAGGATCGTTCTGTTTTGGTGGGACTTCATTACCCTGGGCCATTGCAATGATATCACCCATAACCTCCTGGTAGATTTTTTGTGACACACCGATCTTAGGCATAACCACAACATCTGCCAGGGATGGGCTGATAGCTTTCGCAATCTCAGTCACCAGTGCTCCTCTGTCGATAACGCCTGCGGAGTCATTAGGCAGTGCCAAAGTAGTTAGGGCCTGCATTTTCTCCATTAGGTAATCGCTATCTAGCTCTCTGGAGTCGAATACGATTCGGAAGTCAAATGATCCCTGGATCTCTTTTGCAGACCTAGGCATGTTCAGGCTTTTGCCTGCAATGCGAGCCATATCCTCATCAGTCAGGAAGACTTGCATTAGCTGGAACATTTTGGTGAAAGCTTTGCTCCAGGTAGCCATATAATTATCGACCGTAGACTGCCTGCGGATTGCTACCACTGTTGGGTCCATACCTGGCCCCATTCGGCCCAGGTATTCATTACATTGCCTCTCTACGTAGTTGATGATCTCCAGAGACTCAGTGATGCTAGAACGAGGTGGCTCTAATGTGCGGATCTCTCCAGCTCGCATCTCTGCAATCGTGCTGCCTGGGCGGAACTCATAGTTCCCGCCAGTTCTGGCAGCGTGAACGATAGGAGGATTAACGTAGAGAGAGGCCCGATCTGCCAGCATGTCTCGCTGAGTTTTTATCTCGTCTTGCCAGGTTGCACAAATCTCACTAAGACCCCTGGTCTCAACAAGCTTTTGAACACTGTTTTCTCGTCGATAGGCAACGAATGGGTATTTACCTGACAGGTAGTCGAGCGTCTCTTGCTTGCCTGCCAGATCGGTAATCTCTGGATGGAAAACAGTGCATTCAATTTCTGGCATCCCGTCCTCATCGAGGCATCGCTCATAGCAATATATCACTTCATACATCCCATCCTGAAACCCAGGCTCTAGAATGTAGTTGGCAAATGAGTTCTGGTAGAGGTGGGAAACATTGTCTTTGGTGTTCAGCACCTTCTCGATCCAGGCTTCGTCGAAATCATAGGATCGAAGTTCGACCTCGCTCATGTAATAACGTCTGAAGATATATCGAGCGTGATCCAGGTGAATTGTCTCAGGTGGCAAGAAAACATCGGTATAGAGACGGCATGCGCTGATATCAGGCTGGTTGACCGTAGTCTCTATGATGGGAATCATTACCACCTCGCCTTTGCGAAGCTTTTTGATTCCCTTCCTGGCATCCCTTGTAGTTACATTGAGGATCATCTTGATTGCCTCGATAGCTTCATTCTCTGATAGCTCATCTGCAATCAACTCAGGCAGTCGTGATGCAATAGACTCTGGGTCCGCTGCCAGGGCCATCTGCTGCAACATAGGCAAGCTGACAGGGATTTTCTTTTTTGTATCCTCTGTTTTCCAACCTATTTGCAAAAACGATATACCATCCTGTTGACCGTAATCAGCCAGGAGGCTTGCTGCCTCATGCAGTTCCTGTTGTAGTAGGTTTTCCCTGTAGTATCGAAGGAGTGTGGTCAGGAGTTGAGCGGATTCGGCATCGTTCGCTTCAGTTGCTCCTGCTCTTAAAGTGCCTCGCCTAAATGCAGTGACAAGAAGGTCCTTCATTTCCCCCACAAGGTTGTCAACCAGACGGACCCTGGTATCGGAACAACCATCCCAGGGGAAGACCTTTTCTTTGTCGTAATATTTCTGCTCTTTGCGACCAGAGTGCGACTGACCTCGCCACCTGGCGAGTCGAACATTATCAGTGCGAGTCTGGTAATGATGAATCGTGCTAGTGCCACCTGCTCGTTTAAACTCGTCAGACAGGGTGACTAGCTGTTTTTTGATTTCGCTCATATAAATTTTCCATATATTCCACCACTTGCTGGTGGATCAGCTTGCGCTTCCTCTTAACAGGAACTACGGCAGTGAAAATACCTTGCTCGATTAAGTAAGTGATCTCATAGGTAGTTAAACCTGTTAAGGCACGACATTCCTTGAATCCAATCAATTTAGGGAATTTCATAATGTTTTCTTCATTTAATAACTGCCTCCCCCGCTTGTCCCTAGCATGCCTGTGGGAGTAAAAAGGTTTTCTTCCTGCACAAGGTATCGGATGCAATCGATCACATCTTTGGTTGCCCCTTTTTCGCCACCTGCCCCCGTCCATTCTTTTAGTGCAAATATTGTGTTTCTGCATTCTCTGCTAACAAACAGTCTGGGTTTGTTCTCATCGTCTATAGGTGCGTGATTATCGTAATACAGAAGGTCATTGATTAATGATACGCCTGCCTGAATCTGCGCCCCACTAGCTGGATCAAACCACATTCCAGCTTCGCCTGTTTTTAACTCATCGAGGATTTCACGACCGTCCAGCGACTTAGCCTTGCAGGCCCTGGGATCAATCAATCGAATGAAAATTTCTTCACCATCCTCCTTCTCGATGATCAGCTTTTTATACCAATTAATTGAGTTACCACCACCGCCAGCCCTCTGCGCTGGGCCTGGTGATCCATCGGGTTTTTCGCTGGGTATCGCCCATTCACCCATCGTTGAATCGGGCCATTCTCTGTAGATGTAGAGAACGTCATCGATTGATTTGCCCCAAAGCATGAACCAATTCCTTGAACCCGCAGGATCGACGACCATAAAAGTCTTCCCGCCCTTCGGGATCTTCTGCTTGTCAATGATGTGACCGTCCCCAAAGCGAGGGAATGCATTGCCGATTGCGCTTTCAGTCCACCCATAGGCCCGAATCTTAATCTCGTTGGTGTGTTGCCCCTGTAGTCTCTGCTTGAGTTGCTCGTAGGGGTTGAATGGATTCCAGCGAGTGTGAAACCAGATGCAAGCTGATTGCTCGTTTCTACAGCGCATCTTGTATGGCATTTTCCCAGCAGGCCCTGCTGGCACATTAACCCCAGGCAGTAGCTCTGAATCTGCCCACTCAATCACTTCACCGCCACTCACAAACTCTTTGACGACAGGAGTCATTCCCTCCACTGGTGTAAATGATAAAAGAAATTTTCCGCTACGTGTAATTAATCGAAATTTGAGCGTATCTAGCAGGTTTTTAGGTATCAACTCATCGGCCCAACATAGATCAATCTCCAAACCCTCAAATGCCCTGGGATCCTGGCTATAATGCATAAACCAGCACTGAGATCCGTTGGGCAGGATAAATGTGTTATCTGAGAACCCGTTCTTCTGGCTATAGCTGATGTTCTCAACTTCCTTGCGAATCTTCCTACCCTTGAGGTTGATCGGAAGGTATTTGTAGATCACAGGTTGCTGAGTCTGGAGGCTGGACTGGTGCGTAGTATGCATGCAAACAACCCTTGACTTAGGGTTGTTCATCAGGTGTTTGACTACGTGTTTTGCACAATATTCAGTCTTGCCGCTACGATTCCCGCCGCTGACCAGGACATTGCTATGTTCTTTTAATAACGCATCAGCCTCCGCCCAATGTGGTGGCTCATATCCATTGCTGTAGGGATCCTCATTCTCCAGGCGAAGCTTTTCGCCCCTGGCCTGCATGATCTCCCTGAACTGGGCCTCTCCCTCTGGGGTAGAACAAGCGACCTCAACCTGCTCCCTGGTGGGGAGAGGGTAGACAGGATGAGGTCTGAATGCCCATTCCTCCCACATCACTGCGGTTCTTCGGTGGACTCGTCGGTGGGTTCTTCGGTGGGTTCTTCTGGGGAGTCTTCTACGGCAGGCTCTTCTGGTAATGCGCCAGCAAACACCTCCTTAACAAGCTCATCATCATTAATATTGTTTTCGTTGATGACAAAGGTCTTGTACCCATCGCCAATCGACATGTTGTCAATGTCAGGTTTTTGATAACCATCTGGCATTGGCCTGGGAGCCATATCCTTTTTAAACAGTGCCTTCTGCAAATGCATGTACCAGCCCTTTGTCCCAGCCCACATTTCGCAGAGTTCCTCCGCACGATTGTTCAACTCCTCTGGGGTTAGACAGGGATCAAGTTTTATGCGCTCGTCAATGTAAGCAGTTGAGCCTGTTGCAGGGTTGGTGGCCTGCAAACCGAATATCACGCTATGAACGTGATTGGATGATGGGTGAGATGCACAGTTCATCTGTGGATCAAATCGGGTTACCTTGTAGTTAACTTCGCTCATGTTGTTTTTTTCTGAGTTTTTTTGCGTTGTGATTTCTGCCTCAGAGTTCTGTAGAGGTATCCAGGGCAGCAAATGTTTTTTACAGAGACATCCGACACATCGAGTGCCTCTGTGATATCTGAGTAGGTTGCTCCTTTACTTCGCATCATCTCGATCTCCCAATTAATCTCTGCGGGTAATCGATGCGACTTGCGTTTGTCAGGCAATGGCTCCAGGTGGTCCTCCAGGGCCTTGTTCGGAACCCCTGCCTTCCATAATCGATAGTAAATAAACCGAATAGGGGATCGAGGGATTAGGAACCATTCCATCTGCATCATGCACTCGTTGAGAACAGTGTGAATGATCGCCTCATCGACACAGTCCCCAGGGAAAGATGAATACAATTCCAGTTTATGAGGGCATCCAGTCTGTAAATCATGCAGACGAGCCATCGGGTCCCTCTCAGTCATCCCCACCTTGTAAAAATGAGTGCCAGTCATATGGAGGACGTAGATCATTTCACCCTGGGCTGGCTCTTGCGCCACTGCGGAGGTGGGATGGCGATGGCAATATAATTGCCCCCCATTTGCTTGTAGGTGATAGGGCAGCGATTGCCCCAGATATTGGGCCGATACAGGCTGGAATCTCTGACCCTGACTATGATCTCGTTATCGACCTCGACTATCTTTTTGTTCCGAAACTGCCAGTGGGTGACAGTTCCAGTCAGTTCCTCACTCGCCAGGGTTTCAGGGCGATAGCGTTCTGGGAAAAAGTGCCTCTTAATTTTTTCCTGGCCAGGTAGAGTGATCAGAACCTTTCGGTGACGACCTCTCACGAAGTCCTCACCTTCAACTAGAATCTCATCTCTGAGTTCTTTAACCGTACGTCGATCCAACCCCAGGTTGGCTGAAAGTTCTCGCTCGTCTATAGGCATCAATCATCTCTCCTACTGCTGGTTTCAGGTCGTCTAACTCCCCATTGTTCCGAATCACATAGTCGAAATCATAAAAATCCAGATCAGTCTCAGATGGGTGGTCTGCTGTTTTCTGGCACATACAGAAACCTGGCCGATCAACCCTGACCATATAGCCTCCGATGTCCTGAATCAGTTCAGCCTCATTCTCAAATCTGACATCGGTAACAATTGCCCAACCCGATTTCGATGGGTCAGTCAATTGGTCCCTCATTTTGTCAATCCAATAGGTCTGCCCGAATAACTGCCTTCTGTATTCCGTTCCCCACCATTGGAGGATGGGCCTAAATAACTGCTTCCGCTGGTCAACGTATTTGACGCTCAGATTAAGGACAGAAGCCACCTCTGCCTTCACCTCATCCCCAAAGGCAAAACGCTTTATACGGTCACCTCGCAACAATTCGGTGCATATTCGGTAGACCTCATCCTTCCCACTTCCCATCTTGCCGCTGAGACCGATAACCGATAGACCCATAGATTAGTGTAATCTGGTGTAAACACACCATTGAGTCAATTCTCGTCATATTAAGGATTGATAATTAAGGGAGGTGGGTATACACCAAAGATGTCTTGTTCATATGCTGACTGGTGCAACCCTGGGGAGAGATCCTCAGGGTCTTTTTTTCGCTTCACGCATTTGGTCCAGCCAATCATACATAGCCCAGGTCTCCATCTTGCCGCCGAATATGGGGTCAGGTGCGACCTCGCCTATTTTGGGAATATGCTCTTTGACGCAAGCTTTGGTGAACCTTTTGTCCCGCCACACTGCATCTCCATAGTGAGGGTCGCAGGCGACTCGCATCACAGGCTCACAGTAGTGGTCAGGGAAATATGCCTCAGTGTCCAGCCTGAGTGGATGTAGGCCCGACTGAAGGCGTGAGTGATAGGTTTGTAGGGTATTGGTCTTCATATGCTATTGGGCTGTTTGGTTAAATTTTTTCATGAGGGAGAATCCGTTTTCGGTTGCGGCAGAAATCCGACCTCAACATCCCCCCCGCCCCTGGTAGGTAAAATTTGCCTAGTTAATCTGGATCGACCTGTGCAGAATCTGTGCAGTCCTGGGCAGAAACATCAATAATGCTGGGGTTTTTGGGTTTATCTGCGAGATCAATTGTCTGAGCAGAGGGCAGGGAGGCTAGGTAATCATCCATTCGCCTGCGGAAATCCTCCTCAGAATCGACCCTGCGGTGCTCAATCACTGTTTTCTCCCCGTCGAGGTCTCTCTTTTTGTCCGTTAAGATACCGATAGAAATGGATTTCTTATCTGGGCTGAGTTTCCCTGAGAGCAGATCCTGGTGCAGACTGTCAGCCATATCACTGATGATCTCGCCCAGTTTATTGCTAGTCCGTTGTTTCCAGTCTGGGATGTGATCCTTGATGGTAGCCTTGATGGTTTGAACTGTAGAATTGGCCACAGAATGCGTCAGAGCCACCGTTATGATGCTCTTGCCATCGATTAGATCCTGGCATACCTGGTTGTATTGCTCATCGGTCAACCTGCTTCCTATGCCCTTCTCAGGTTTCTTGAACTGTGGTCTATGATCTCCGCCTTCTACCTCGTTTGCCAGGGGGACGATGGTGTTCTTCAATGTAGGATTTGAGTCGTTCTGCGGCTTCAAGGGCTTCCTTCTCTGTTTTGAATGTGTAGTGATCGTCAGGTAATGGCTTTAAACGCTCTAGACGGGGTCCAGCAGGCATTTTCATGCCTAAGTGGTTAGTATACACCCTCCAGCCAGAAAAATCGCTTAGAGGGGCAATTATGACGGTTTCCATCATAGAGCTTCATCGAGCTTGCTTTGGATCTCCTTCAGCT